CCTTTGAGATAAAATCATTTGCCTCAAAAGGAAGACCATAATACTTATTATTTACAAACTCATAAGTATATCCATGGTCATCACAAAACTTTGTAACCTTATCTAACAACCCAACGTAAATCTCTCCAGTTTGGGTATTAAATAATCTTATCTTTCCGTCCCAGTATTTACTACGATACGAGGACATAAACTTTGCACCAGGAACCTCAAAGGTAAACTGGTCTGATAATTCGTAGTATACGTGAGGTTCTGCCTTAACCTGTAAATATACTTCATTCTTTTTTGATATAATCAAATGAGACATAACTCATAGGTTCACCTATAAGTATTTAGTTCATGCTGTCAAATTGATATTCTAAAATAAGTCTATAAAAATTATCTCTCATCGCAATTAAGTTTACTTGTTCTTCTGGTTCTCCACCAGACCATTTTTGAACTGCCTGTCCGAGACCATTATGTATGATACGAATAGATTGAATATTCATTTCGATATTATAATAGTTTTCTTCCATTAGTTAAAACCTGCTTGAAATTTGTGCCAATCGATTGAGTTTTTAATTTGGAAAGTTCTATTCGAAACTGTCTTTATAATCTCTTCCAAGAACTTGAGCATCACATCATAATAACGAACTTTGAGGTCAATAGTATTTAACTTCTCATCGGCATCCATATACCTCTGTAATGCCTCTTTATCTCTAACTTTGTATGGGAATGGTTCTTCTGCATAAACCTCTGCTGTTGCCTTTCCTGTATAGTAGTTGTATCTTTCTAACTTTATACGATTGTAAGTTCCTCTTGCCTTCTCTCTTAAAAGAGTGATGGTATTATATAAAATATAATATTTCGAATGAAGTTGTGGAATTTTTAATGATTCATCATGTAGGTTATCAGGGTCGATTTGAGAATCCTTTTCCCACATCTCCTGAATTTGATCAAGGTTCATAGAGGTGTTCTGTTATCAGCAGCTAATACATTATACACAGTATACTTGAAAGTGACCTCTGCTGTAAAGTAGTTGATATCCGTATCACTTGCTTCAAAATCTAAAGAAGTCAAATATATTGGAAATAAATCTCTGAATTTTACAATAGCAACATCTCTAAAGTTACTATTTAAAATATGAAGACTTCCATCACTAAACTGTTCTTTTAAATCTCTTACTCCATCAGCATTTGTTGTTAAATCTTTAAATTCTTGTGTTATTTCTGAATATCCCAATCCGGTCATCCAATTATGAATTGCCATATAGTTGACCATATTTTCATCAACTAAAAACCTTAAGGAAAAGTCTCCATAAGTGAGTTTATCTCCAGGAACATCAACATCTTTAAGATATGATGGTTGAACTGCTGTTCCCAAACTTATACTAGGAATACTAGCAGAGTTTGAAAAAAAATCAACCTTTGGTTCTTTTGCTAATGTAAATTTAAAACCAACAGGAGATAAAAAATTTCTATTTCCTATCTGCTTATTAAATGTCATCGATATTGTTTTATTTGTATTTAGATAAAAAAAGAGGGTCCGAAGACCCTCTGAGTAAAATATGTGAACCGTGGATCACATGAGGTTTTGAACTTTGACTCTTCTGTAGTAACGATTTGAGTTAGTCTGCAGTCTACCAGGATTGGTAACAGGAGCAGCACCTTCTGCGAAGGGGTTAGCAACAATACCGTAACGAGTCTTGAATCCGATCTTAGGCTGGAAAGTGTTCTCTCCAACTGCACGAACCATCTGAAGAGGAACGTAAGGGCAATAGAACAGACCTGCGTCATAAGGTGAAGAACCTTTATAACCAGCAACGTAGTACTGAGAACCAGTTGAGTTAGGAAGGTTAGCAGAATAAGGATCGATATAGACCTTATACTTACCAGCAAGTACACCTGCGAAGGTGTTACCGGTGTCATCAACGTTCAGGTTTGCATTGAGTGCAGGGGTGTAATCAAGTACACCAGCCATGGTCAGTGCGGAAGCAACGTCTGCGGAACACAGAATCATGTTGCCCTTTCCTCTACGAGTCTCTTGTGCGATTGCGTTCGCATCACGCTCGATTTGGAAAATAAGACCTTTGAACTTCTCAACAGACCAACGACCGTTGCTGTCAACATCAAGGTCAAAAGTACCGGCAGTAGCAACGTTTGCCTGAGCACCGGGTCTAGCAACCTTATAGATGGTTCTGATGACTTCTCTGTTGATTTCCGCAAGGATTTCAGTGGAGAGAATGTTGGCAAGTTCTGCCTCGGCATTCAAACCATGAATAGCCTTGAGGTCTTGTGCCAGTTCCAGAGAATACTCTGCTTTCAGAGCACGAGACTTAGCAGTAACGGTGACTTTTTCAATCGAGAATGCCATCTCGTTGAAATCAATAGAACCACCGTCTCCAAGAGCTTCGGAGTTTGCCGTGGACATACCCTGACCGACATTATATCCGGATTGGGTTTGAGCAGTTGGGCTCAGAAGTCCTGGGTTAGATCCACTTTGATTTCCAGTGGTTCCTAAACCAACGTTTGCTTCCTGACCAGCAACATAAGAGTTGGTGCCGTCAAAACCGAGTCCGCTGTTAGAGAATCCGGTATTTGCTTCGTCGAAGAGTGCTTCTGTACCAGTTTGACTTGTGAAGCGTGAACGCATTGCGAAGATAAGTCCAGTAGGACCGTTCATCGGTTGAACACCTGCCAGGTCATATGCGACCAGGTTAGGCATTGCACGTCTAATCAATGAGATCAGAACAGGATCGAAGTTATCGATACTGGATCCAGTTGAGTTAGCTGGAGCTTCAGAAAGGAATTCCTTTTCTTCTCTGATTGTTCTTTCTTGATTCTCCAGAAGAACTGCGGTAACCATTCTCTTATGAGCATCATTGATGCCTCCGAGACCCTCATGGTTGAGGATAGGTGCCCACTTCTCCTGAAGGTATTCAGCATTGAAACCTTGCATTTGAATTTACCTTGTTAAAAATTTTAGTTTGATTTATAATTAAAAAATCACTTTTTAGAAACTCTAGTCAGAGTATCGAGATATGATTCCATTAAACCAGTAACTGGTTGTGCAATGGATTCCGAACTCTCGGAAATATTCTCTGAGTTGTCTCTTTGAGCACCAGCATTTTCTGGGAAATATGAATTTCTCAGGGTTGCTAGTTTCTCACGATAGTTGTCTTCACTATCAAACTCAACATTTTCGGCAAGAGAAGCGAGTTTATCCTTCTGGGAAAGTGCTAGACCTTCGCAGACCTCGGAGAAGATTACGTCAGCAACCGACTCAGCTAATCTTTGATTAAGAGCAACATTAGATTTAATTTGCTCGTTGAGTTTATCTTCCATTTCATCTAATTTCTCTACCATTGCGGTAGTTACATCATATTTTTCTTCAGGGATTGTTACATAATGATCTTCAAAAAGACTTCTCATTCCAGTCAGGAATGATTCGGTCATTTCTGCCTTGAGACCTTGCTCAATTGCGAGTTGATTTTCAGAAATCCACTCTTCGGCAACATACTCAAGGTATGCGTCAACTCTACTAGTCAGTTCTTCCTTAATAACGGAAACTTCTTCTTCGAGAGTTGTTTCGTATTGTGCCTTCAGTTCTTCTTGAACTTCGGCAACTTTTGTTTTGATAGCAGTTTCAAAAATGGTGCGTGCTTTCTCTTGGAAGTCCTCGGAAAGTTCTTCACCGGCAAGCAGTGCTTCAACATCTTCTTCGATGTTATATTCTGCTTCTGGTGCTTGCTCTTCTTCGGATACAACTTCTTCATCAGAAGTTTCTTCCTCGGAGACTACATCTTCGGCCGATGCAGTGGTCTCTTCTTCTTCGACTACTTCACCCGCAACTTCCTCTTCTTCCTTCATACCACTAGGCATGGGTTCAGCAGGTTTTGCGCCCCTGTTCACAATGTCTTTGACAGTTGCGATTTTGGGTTCTGCGAGTTTAGCAGAGTTGTCGTCTACTTTATAGTTTTCTGGAGTCGGACCACCGAGATCTTCCCAATTGCCAGTTTGGCCTGGTGCTAAAACACCGGAAGCATTGCTTCCTGCCTTTGACATTGGTTCAGATGCAGCAGCTCCTTTAGTTACTACGTTTTCCATTTCTTGTAAATTGCTACCAACGGACATTTGATTTTATTAGATTTTTTATACTAATATATTTATTTATAATTTAAAGATTTGATAAGAATTCATTGAACAAGTTTAACTTATGTTCTTCAAGAACTTTTTGGTCAACGAGAGTGTTAATTCTCTTCTGAGTTCTTTCTGCAAGTTGCTCACGAAGAATTCCTCCTTCCCAAACCCACTCTTTTCCTTCCATAATTCCTGATACAAAAGCATCAGGTGCAGAAGGATCGGCAACGATATCAGCAGCAGTTGCTAACATGAAATCTTCACCGACAACTTTTATACCACCACGATCTTCTTTTAATGAACCAACACCACGAGAAGAAACTCCAAGCATGACACCTTCGTCTAAAAGTGAAGATGCAATTTTGCCCATAGGAGTATTAAGGATTTGTGCCTTACCTCTGAAATTACTACCCTCTTGAGTGAGTGAAGTAATCTTATGAGAAACACGGTCAAGATTTACGGTAGGACCATCAGGATGACCAAGTTCTCCAAGAGCACGTCCCTTTTGGACGAATGCTTCATTATATCTACTTACTTCACGAGAAAGAGTCTCCATAGGATACATTCTTCCATTACGATTTTTGAGATTACCTTG